TCGGCCGCACGCCGGCGGAAATCCTCAATGGTACCGCGCAGAGCGCGGGCATAATCCAAACGCTCCAAAGGGTTCATGTGAGAAACGTCGGGCATCTCCTCCTCACCGGCATAAACAGGTGTAAAGGTAGCGACGGACTGGCCGCGAGTGTAGCGAGCCAACAGCTCGGAAAGCGGTAAAGTCATGTCAGGAACCGCTTGAGACTCACCCCGGGGAATCTCCTTATTTCCGGGAAGATGAGGGTTAAAAGTGAACCAATTCACGCAACGATTTTTCATATTAAATGGTTTAAAATGTGACAAAATCAATAAACCCACGAGCTCACGCGACGAAGTTGATAAACCCACGAGCTCACGCGACGAAGTTGATAAACCCACGAGCTCACGCGACGAAGTTGGCACGGGGGGCATTCCAAAAGGTCGACCAGGTGGGCACGATCGGCGCCCACCTGGTGAACAAAATCAAAATCAATCAAATGCTATCACGCTTGGAAGCGTGCTTATAAAAAGACTCATAACGGCCAATCCTGGCCGACTCCTTATGACGATCAAAATCACCTCCAGGATAAAGGCGCAAAAACTCGCCTTTCAAAATCAAATCATCCTGGGTAACAATATCAGCAATAAGACGCGCCTGAGCTTTACGCTCAGATTCGGAGTAAATACGATCGCGATAATAGCGAGGAAGAGCAATTTTGGAACCACCTTCGACCACAAGGAAATTACGGCTCAGATCCGCCTTGTGGTAATTGATCCGAGCCGGAGTAAAAAAATTGGCACCCAAACGCTTGGACATCAAGGAGAACTCACGTAAGCGATCGTCATTCTTATGCATCGGTATGCGCTTCTCCTTGGAAATATACTTGCAAGTATAAGCAATCGAAGAGCCGGTAACCTGACCAACGTGAACCTGGCCGAGACCCCAAGCATCATGAATCTTTTCAACGTCAGCGTTGAAAAGGATAAGGTGATAATGCGGCCGTTCGGTCTTACCTCCGTACTCACCAGCGAGATAATATTTCAAGCGCACATGCTTATCATGTAGCTTACGTAAGCGCTTCATAAATAACTGAACATCGCGCTTATCCAACGTCATATAACCCTTGGAAGTAATGGGAACATAAGTCGTATCGTAAGTAAGTGTCACAAAAAAAGAGGACGTAGAAACTTCCTCTTCACGCTGGAGACGATAAACCCACGAGCTCACGCGACGAAGTTGGCACGGGGGGCATTTGCCACAAGGAACGGGAACTTTAGAGACGTTGGAAATATGGGGGTAGTCAGGGTTAGGAACGTAAAAAGGAGAATCACAAGCCATAAGGAAAAATTAAATGGGCGTCGGCAGATCGACGCCCAGGTTAACAAATAAAACCCCATCAAATGGAAGGTATGCCGTACTTCGGCATTTTCCTGACAGCCTTCACGGTATTAAAAACGTGGGCAATAATCTCGTGATTGGAAGGATCAGTAACCGCAAAAATGCGGTCAGACGGCTCACACTGTATAAAAGACTCATTGAGAACGGGAGCCGACTGGAAAATACGGCCAAGGTGCCAGAAGGAGAGATTATCTTTCATGTCACCATGGACGGTAGAAGAGAGGTATTTATATTCCGCATAGCGCGGAACATAACCGAAAAGAGTATTAAGCTGCTGAAGAGTCATAGACCCCTCGGCAAAAAGCTCTTTCGTCAAGACCTCCTGCTCGCCAATGTTCGCAAAGGACGGCCAATAATAATCCAACCGATCAAGACGGGAGTGAGAACGAGAAAGGCCCTGCTGATAGGCGGTAACAGGCTGGACATTGATAATACCAATGATCCAACCATGCTCTTCACAGCGATAAGAAAATTCCTGGCCTGCACCAACGGAGATACCATGACCACCCATATAACCAACGGGCTGTTCATCCGTCTCAGAAATAGAGCGGGCAGTACCCAGGACTTCAGAAATGGTCATGCGCTGAAATGCGCCACCCAGGTACTCCGGACGCTGAAGACGAGCATCAGACGAACGAACGCCGAAATGCGCGAGAATATTCTCAATATATCGAGTACCACCCCGGGCATTGCGCTCAAGCCACTCCTGCAGCTTGAAGGCACGGCGGAGAGTATTGATAGTGGCGGCCTCATTGTTGATATCAACAGTGAGGGAACCATTGGGATCAATAACAGAAGGAACACCACCGGTTTCGAGAACACCGGAATCACCGGCGAGAGAACCAGTGACATTAGAACCACCCGTATCTTTTATGATAACGGGACTAGTGGTATCGGTTAATTCTACCGGAACCTGGCCGCCATCGGTAAGCGGAAGGGTAACAGCATCACCCTTTTGCGCGAAAGGCAAGGCACTGGTGAAATAATCGTGCATCCAAGCACGGCGGAGAGGTTCATTACCGGCATAGGTGAAAATGTCGGAGTTCTCACCGTCCTCCAAAGGAAAGAACAACTCAGTCTGCAAATTCTGATCCCTGTAATACTCATCCCAAACTTTATAATAAGCAGCGACCGGGAAAGGGTTCATTTTCAACTGATTATTGATAACCTCAGTAGGATAACCAAGATAATCACCCAGGGAACCCGTACCAAGATTGTTTTCAGCAGTGAAGTACGGGTGTTCAACATCGGAGTCTCCTGTAATCCACTTTTCCCAGGTAGGCCAAAGAATGCGGTTGGGCACAAAGAAGAAATGAGTAGTAACGTTGACCCGGTGCATTACCGGAGCAATAAGAGGAACAAAGCGGAGCATGTTCTCAACAGATATGCGAACCTTATCACCTGGTACGCAATCCATCACGCAGGAAGGCGTAAGCCAACCCATCTTAAAGGAAAGCTTACGTTCATGGGAAAGATCGAAAAAATTGGAGCCAACCTTGGGGAGAAGAACCGAGTTAAAAATATTCTTACGAGCCATGAGTAAAAGATTTAAATTGTTAATAAAAAAATATGGGGGAATCTCACCCCCAACGACCTAAAAACCTGCTATGTCGTCAACGACATCAAAGGCGAATACCGCCACGGGCAACGAGATAGCCGCGAGACGAGCGGCGAGAACGGCGACCACGACGAGAGCGACCCTTACGAGCCATAGAACGATAAGAAGAACGAGAACGACCACGCATAACCTTTTCATTTTAAGAAGGTTAAAAAATAAATTACCAATTATATTTCTTCAGACCCAACGGGGTCTTACCCTGGAAATTGGAACCGAAACGTTCGGTATCGAAATTGGGAAGTTTAAACTTGTCCAGGTAATCATTAGCAAAACGACCCATTAAACGCGCCCAAAGAGGATCGTTGGGACGAACATTAGTGTTCTTAATCATCTCATAATCCAAAACCTTGAGCTTAGTATCCTGACGGAGCGCATCAATAGCGGCAAGAACACGTTGACGCTCAGCGAGAGTAAGATGACGCTGGGCCTCCTTCAAAACACGATCAATACGAAGGTTCATAATACGCTCAACACCCTCCTGAAGAGACTGGGCAGTTGTAGCGGCGGCACGTTCATTACTGGAAAGGGTAAAATCAATATCAGCACGCAGTTTACGCAAAGACTCACGACGAGCATCAGCAGAAACCGCACGGAGCTCGCTGTCCAGTTCAAGATCAAACCGGGAACGAGTAGTACCCTGTTCGACGCTGGCACGTTGGGCAGACTTCAAAGCAGCGTCCTCAAGTTTCACGGTATTATCAGCACGAAGATTATCGACTTGAGCTTGTTTGATCTCAAAATCGAAATAAGTAGCAAGAGCAGAGGAAGCAGTACCACCAAGATCAAACTCAGGAGTACGAAATTGGGGGGCCTGTACATCTGGTGTTGGAATACGTTCAGCCTGACCCGCTCCGGCCGAGCCGGAGCCATAGATTAAATTGGGATTCAGACCAGCAGCCTTAAAGCGTTCCATCTGACGCTCAGGGCTATTGTACTCATTCACCATGTTCCAAAACTCCAAGTTGTCCCGTTTCGTACGAGCATAAACCTGGTCGGCATAAATACGAGACTGACGGTTTGTAGCAGTCGTTGCACCAGCGTTCAATCCTTGACCAAGGAGACCAGCACCAGCAACGATAAGCGGAGCGGCAGGAATAGGCATAGCATGAGAAATTACGGCCAAGATGGCCGGAAGTGAAAAAAACCAATATGTCAATGACACTACACGATAGAAAAAGGCAAGTAGTAGACACCGAGGGGGCAAATAAAGGCTATATCTCAAATCCTCCTCAAATGTAAAACCTTTCGGCATATGTTCAAATAGCCTAATTGCCCCTTTGGTGTCAATCAGCCATTATATATCAAGTAAAATAATGGCTGTGGGCGAACCCTTCGGGCCGGGCTTTCGAGTCGGCCTCCCTTTGGTCGGCACTTTGTCTTAATCCCTTTCGCGAAATTCCAGCGACAACCGCCGAGAATCGCCGCAGAAAAACTAAAGTTTTTTCCGCGGGTAATCGGCAAAGCCGGGATGTACTGGTGAAAAGAAAAAGAAATCAAGCGCCTGCATCAGGTGCAGGGATATCTGAAGGCGCAGGAGTAGGAGCCTCGGCCGCACGCCGGCGGAAATCCTCAATGGTACCGCGCAGAGCGCGGGCATAATCCAAACGCTCCAAAGGGTTCATGTGAGAAACGTCGGGCATCTCCTCCTCACCGGCATAAACAGGTG